TTTCAATAATGTTTCGCTCATTTTATATAATTCATACCAATAATTTTTATCTGTAGAAAGATTTTCATTGTATGATGACATAATTAAACCATTGACTGGATTAATTGGTATAATAAATTGTAATTGTGTATTACATGTTGTTTTAGGAATTGTTTTAAACCAAACATCATTTTTATTTGTATCATAAATTTCAAAAATTCTGACTTTACTTATTTCATTTATAGTATTTAGTTGTTTTTTATAATTGTTCAACATATTAAATTTAATTAAGTCACATCTAGGTAAAGCACATACAATATGTTTTGCTTGTACTTGAAAATTATTATGACTTGTAGTATTAGTATAATTTATTATATAGTTATTATTGTCAATGTTATAACTAATGTTGTCTACATTACGATTTTTATAAAATTTATAATTTTTATTTTGAGAGATAATAGCCAACATTTTGTAAATTATACTAGACATACCATTTGTCATTATAAAAAATTTGGATTGAGGTGTATAATCATATTTAAAATAGTTAATAGCATCATTGCTATTTAAATGATATAATTTATTATTATATTCAAAAGTTTTTTCAATGTTTTTGAATGTAGTTTTTGAGAGAAATTTTTGTAATAATTCATTTAAATATAATTTTTCGAGTAATGTTTTTGAAACCGAATTAATTTTTAAACTATGAAACAATTTTGATAATAATTTACTTAGTTGTTTTTTTAAAGAAGATTTATTTATAGAAGTTTTTGTTGTTGGATCATATTCAATATAATTTTCTGTATTTGTAATATTATACATAGAGCCTTCTAATTTTAATTGTTTTATTAAATCTACCATAAGTTCGTGATGATATCCTATTCTACCAGCACCTAAATCCATTATGTAGTCGTGATTGTTTAATTTTTTATGAAAACTATAAACTCTACCACCAAATCTGTTTTCTTTTTCAAGAAGTAGAACTTTTAAATCAGGATAAATTTTTTTTAAATTATACATTGTATAAACACCAGCAATTCCTCCTCCAATAATAATTACATCATATTTTTTCATTTATTATATTACTTAATATAACAAAAGAAATAATATTATAAAACTTTAAAATAGTATTCACAAAAAGTTTTATTAATTGTTATCTTTAAAAATATTAAATACAATAAAAATAATAATAGACTAAAAAAAACATTACTAAATTCAATTAAAGGTTTTTTATCAATTTTAAAATGTTTATAACTTACAATAAAAAATATAAAAAATTCTAATAATACTATAATATAACTAATATTTGGATATTTATATATAATTTGTCTTATAACAGTAAATATAAAAGAACCAAGTGTAAGATAAAAAGTTGAAAAATAAGTAAGATTTAATATATAACATACCGATAAAATCCAGATCCAAATACAAAAAATGTACAAGTTTTTTTTTAAATTCATATATATATAATTATTTATTATTTATTACTTAATGTTTAAATTTTTTGTAACCTTTCATACCATCTTCATATAAATTTACATTAATAAAACCTTTTTTCATTAATTCTTGACTCGCTTGACTAGATGCATCACACTTATTGTGTGCGCAATAACAAATTATAGGAATTTCATATAATTCTAGTTTTTTCTTTGACAATAAATCATGTATTTTTTTATAATGTAATTTAATGACTGTTAAAAACCATTTATTTAAATCATTAATAGACGTTTTATTTATTTCGTTATAGGGTAAATTAAATGTATCTGGAATATGATCTTGTGCATAAACATGACTAGGTAAAACATTTAAAATAATATATTCTTTAGAATTTAAGTTTTTAGAAAATTGTTGATAATCAAAATTATTACTTACCAATTTTGTATAAATTTGATCTTGCCATTTATTATTATCATTATTAGAAACGACATAATGTATATGTTTAAAAAAGCTAGTCATTTTATTACTACCTTTAATTTGTGTTTTATAATTTTGTGGTACCATAAATTTCACTAATGCAAAGCCGGCTTTATCAACTTTAGCTACACCACTATTAGAGAAATTTTTATATGCAGATTTAGCATCATTAATTATTATATGATTACTTGGTTGAGCTGCCCAAAATAGTATTTTACGATTTGCAAATTGTTTTCCAATATATAATTTTAAATGTTTATTGATTTGTTTTGGATAGTTTACTTTGAAATTTTTATAATTGTTGACAAATTGTTTAACATAGTCTATTTTATTTAACCATTTTGGTTTTTGTTTTTTGTTAGATTTTATTGTTTTATTAAAATTAAATTTTAAGCAGCTTGCACAAACCCTTTTTTGTGTTTGTTTCATATAATTTATATACATATATAAAAAAAATAAAATTTAATAAAATAAAAAGTTAGAAATAATTTTTTTAATCTTAATAATTATAATATTAATGTCTAACAAAAAAAAATACATTTTACATAGAATTAATAAGATTAATAAATTTATATCTAAATTAATATTTCCAAATACTCAAGAAGAAATTGAAGATAAAAATAAACTTGATAATTATTTTATTTATCTTGATTATGTAGGCGGACGGAGTTTAAATACACGTACAAACAAAGTACATCCACCATTCAGTGATAGTGAAAAAAAAATATTAAAAGAAATAATGTTTTATCTTTCACCTGCTGCACAAAAAATTATATTACAAACATCTGTTATTAATAATTAATTGTAAATTTTGTAATTGATTAAAATTGATATTTATTTTTAATCAATTAAAAATATAATCAATATTAAAATAAAATAATGAGTGAAAACAAATCGATACAGTTGGGTTTGTGTTGTTTAAATACTATTTTACGTGATCAAAAACCTCCAATTTTTGCTTCTAGATCAGTAATTTTAAAAACATTTAATGACAAAGGATTTGATGTTGTTAGAGAAAAAATTATTCAAAATTTAAAAGATGTTTTGCTAATGATGGATTGGAATGAATTAAATGGTATCAAAGTATTTAGATTAAGTAGTGAGATGTTTCCTCATAAGTCTAATCCAAAAGCACCTCAATATACTTTAGATTTTGCCCAAGATTTGCTACAAGAAATAGGTGAAAAATCTAAATTATTAAATCAACGATTGACTTTTCATCCTGGACAATACAATGTAATAGGAACACCAAACAAAGAATATTTTGAAAAAACAATTCAAGACTTAAAATATCATGCAGATGTTTTAGATTTAATGAATTTAGATAACAATTCAGTTATGGTTATTCATGGTGGAGGAGTTTATGGTGATAAACAAGAAACTATTAAAAGATGGTGTCAACAATTTAGTCTTTTACCAGATAATGTAAAAAAACGATTAGTTTTAGAAAATTGTGAAAAAAATTTCTCTATCGAAGATTGTTTGCAAGTATCAGATATTATAGATATTCCTGTAGTATTTGATACACACCATTTTGAATGTTATAAAATTCTACATCCTGATGAAAAGTTTCATGAGCCAGATGTTTATATACATGCTATATTAGAAACATGGTCAAGACGAGGCATCAAACCAAAATTTCATGTGAGCGAACAAGGACCAGGTAAATGTGGACATCATAGTGATTTTATTGAAATAATTCCAAATTATTTATTAGAAATACCAGAAAAATATTGCTGTGATATTGATATAATGATAGAAGCAAAGATGAAAGAACAGGCTATTTTCAAATTATATGAAAAATATCCATATTTAGATTGTAAAATTAATACTTCAAGTTTAAATCAAGAAAAATCAAATACAATTAAAAGTAAAATTAAGATAAAAAAATCTAAAATTCCAGCAGCATTGACTTGTTTTACACAAGATTGTTTATGTTGTATGTAAGCTTTATTTTATTAAATAGATTCACAATTACCGGTAGTTTTATTTCTTCTAGTTCCATTTGGACATCTAGGTTTTTTTTTTGTTTTTTCAGTTTTATCATTTTTTTTTGTTTTTTCAGTTTTTTCAGTTTTTTCACATATACCACTTATTTTATTTCTTCTAGTTCCATTAGGACATCGTCCTTTTTTAGACATATCTTCATGATGAGATTGTGTATTATCTTCTAATAATAAATTATCTAAATTTATAGTTTTGCCTTTATCATCTTTTGCTATATTTTTTTTTTTGTCAATGTGTGTTTTTTTAGCAACAAGGAGTGATAAAAAATTAGGTATTTTAACTATTTTTGCATGATAAAAGTTTCTGCATCTAGTTTCAATATTAAATTGATTTTCATGTGCTAAATTAGCTGTTAACACATATACAGGAACTTGAAATAATGGATTATAAGTAGGATAATTTATATATTCAATTTTTGTTAATGTATAATTTAAATTTCTAGGTAATAGAGTTTCTTTTTCATTTTTGTATTTTGTTGTTGTTACCATATCAATTATAGGAACACCTTTTTCTACAAAAATTTTATACAAACAACAACGTTGACCTCTTGGTAGACCAGAAAATCTTAATGCTATTGAAAAATTTAAACTAATAGATATAAAATTAGGTACAACTATTGAATCGCCAATATTTGTTACTTCAAATGGTCTAGTCATTCCGCGGTAATAAACAACTGTTTTTTTTTCATTTCTTGGAGCCATTTCTAAAAAAACACGATCTAAATCTTGTATTTTATTTTTAACAGCTGCTTTAGCCAAATCAATAGTCGTTCCGTATCTTTTATAATATTGTTTAAAAATAGCACTAGAAAAATAATCTTCACCTAAGCGTAAATAACTATTAATAGGTGCATCCCATTGATATGAGTAATCTGTTAATGCATTTGCTAATAATTCTTGAAAATAGACTTCTTTTTTATGTGGTAAGTTTTTTTTATCAATTTGTTTGTTTTGTTTTTCTAGTTTTTTTATCTCTTCTATTTGTTTTGCTGTTAGTGTTTTATCAAGTTTTAATGCTTTTTCTTTAAATAAACCTATATTTGAAAGGGCTAAATATTCTTTATTAATAAATTTATCATTTTCAGATAGTATATTTAGTTTAAAAATACGAGATTTAAGTAAAGCAGGAGTTATTGTTTTTAAATCTATTAATATTGGTTTATTAATTAAATAACCTATATTTACATAATTTTGTGAAGAATTATATGTTTCGCCAACTAAAAGTTGGTTATTAAACAAAATACATTTTAAAAAAATATTTTTTAATTCAGGTATTGATAAATATTGACGTTTTAAACAAAATATTTTTTCTTTAAGTGGGTTAGTTTTTGTTGAACTAGAAGATTTAGAAAAATTGAAATCATTTTTATCAACTAATAATAAAATATTATCATCTGATTCAGCTAACCATATATTTACATCTTTATTTTCTAAGTCTATTGGATCAAATCCTATCATTATATATTATTTAACGAAATTAAATTTATTAGAATCTTAATTAAATAGTTTTATATATATATAAAATGTCACGAAATGAAAAAATTTTATCATTAAAAAAAATATTAACAGATTATTTACGAGAAGAAAAACGTGATCGAGATGTTTTAGAAAAAACACTAAATCAATTTGCAATTAAAATACAGCAACAGTATAAAAGTAAACAAAGATTAGATAGATCTCAAAAGGCTATAAGTGATTATCTATGTAATAAAACGGGTAACAAAACAGAATATAGACAAGAATTATTTAGACTTTTACAAGCAAATAATACACCTCATAGATTACAAAATCAATATTTTTATTATTGTAAATTTGGAAAAGATAGTTTGGGAATTGATAAAAAAGATAAAACTGTTCCAACATTAATAAAAGAAATAAATAATTGTTTATTTTTAAATACAAGTTTTGCTAGTACTAATTTTGATGGTATCAAATTTAAATTAACAAAATTTTTTGACAAAAAATCCATTGTTGGTTCAAAAATATATCAAAATTTAATAAAAAGATCTGAAAGTATGCGAAGTTTAAAAACTGATTTTAATAAATATGATGGTTTTAAATTTGAAAATACAAATTTAATTAATTGTTTTTTTGAAGAGTGTTTATTTCATAGTATAACATTTTTAAATATTAAATATGGAGTTAGTGATTTACAAATACATAAATATCCATGTCCAACGTTTTTAAAATGCAAATATAATAATTGTGTGATATTATTACCAGAAGAAAATAAAACTGATAACTTAATGAAATCTGGTACTCCTCATTATAATCGAGAATATCATAAATTATCTCCAGATATTCGCAAAAAATATTTAATTGATTATATTCTTGATTTATCTTACAAAAGTGAAACTACATTATCATATTATGTAGATAGATCTACTTCAATTCCTTTAATGATTTATGAAGATTGCGATTTTAGATCAAGTAATTTTAGAAAATTGAATCCAGGTGGTCCTCCTATTGATATAAATCGATATTTATATATTAATTGTACATTTAATAATGTTTATTTTACCAAGATAAACATTTATACATCACAGTTTGTAAATTGTAAATTTATACATGGTGTTTTTAATGAATGTAAGTTTGATAAAACACATTTTAAAGACTGCTACTTTGAAGATTTTAATTTTGATTTCTGTTTTTTAGGTAACACTGGCCATACTGAATTTACAAACACTAAATTTAAAACATTAACCTTCAAAGGTTGTGCATTTCAAAATTATTTAAGACCATTAAAAACTTGTATTATACATGATGATTGTCAATTTGATGATTGTACTTTTAATAGAGGATTATTTGTTGGCTTTAATTTTAATTTTGATTATTGTATTGAGAAAATTTGGAGAGAAGCAAAAAGTTATAATAAAATGCTACAATTAACAAGATGTAAATTTATATGTTGTGAACAATATGCAACAAGTTATGATTATTGTAGTTTAGAAGGTTGTCATTTTATTTCACCGTTACCAACTTGTGCAAATCATTTTAGTTGGTTTGGTAATACATTATTATCACATTCACATGAACCAGTTTTTATGGGTAAAGATAAAACAGAAGAATTTAAAAAAATATTTGCTCCTAATTCTGTTGATTTTAGTGAATTTACAGACGCAAAATATCAAATAAAACAAAGTGAATCTGGTTTAAAATATATATTAAAAATTCGCCATAATGAATGGATGTCTATGGGCAATGGATCAATAGATCCTTATAAATTAAGTGAAATATTTAATGATTATGACTACATTAAATTACCAGATGATTTAATAGGTGGTCCTGATACAAATAATGTTAAATATTTACAATTTTTACCAGCAACATCAATGAAAAATACTAATATCAAAGCGTGTAATTTTCAATCAGCACAAGGATTTAAAGGTTTTGATTTTACACAAATTTATAAAACATCTAGTGGAAATCCAGATTTAACTGCTACAAATTTTACAAATGTAAATTTATCAAATGCTAGTTTAAGAAATGCAAAATTAACAGGTACAATTTTTCAAGCAGGAAATATAAATGGCACAGATTTTTTTGGAACACAAGTAAATGAAAATACTGATTTTGAAAATACATTAAATATTGGTCAAGCAGTAAATGCAGATCATATACAATTTGGTAGTTTACAAGAAAGAGCAAATGAAACACATGCTCGGGCGAAATTTGTAGTTAACAATAGAAATAAATTGAAAAAATTTTATAGTTCTGTATTGAGAGTTCACTACTCAGATTTAACAAGATCAGAGTTTGATACAGATTTATTTGATATTTTAAAAGATAAATATGGAGAAACTTTTGATGAATCATCAATAGATTTTTTTAAAATGATAAATACTATGGTAGCTACAATATCAATGAATAGAACAGTTGATTTAGGAAAAAAAAATAGTTTAGTTAAAATGTTTCCTTTAACATTAGCAAAAATAATAGCAAAAAGATTGAATTATAATGAAGATGAAGAAACAAAATTATTAGAAAATTTAAATCAATGTTTTACACCAACAGTTATAGATATTATGTTTACAAATCAACCACCTCGTAAAGACGCTGGACCAGATGCACAAGATAGATGGTCATGGCTAGCAATGGTTTATCAATCCATAATTTTTCTATTAACTAGAAAAAAATTGTATATTCAAAATTTTATAACATATTATTTAGATGAAGTATTTAATGCACACTCTAAAGGTAGTCCAAGTTGTCCTATTGGATATTTAGAGAGATGGGTAACTATTCATTCACAAACAGCTGAAACTTATTTAATGTTATTGAAAGTTGATAAACCAGATGAAATTAAACAAGAATATATAAATTCAATATGTGAATACCATGAAAAGAAAAAAGATGAAGAAATAACACGAGATTATATGGAAATTTTTAATAATTTTAAACAATTAGAAATAGATGAATCAGAAAAACAAGAAGAATCAGATAAAGAGAAAAAATTAAAAGCACGATTAGAAATTCCAAAACAAATAATGGAGTTTTTAAAAAGAGATCAAGATTTTGAAGATTTATATAGAGATCAATTACAAGATGATGATGAAAAAATCGAAGATATTTTAAAAAAATCATTTAGTAAAATGACAGATAGAGAAATTGAAAATTTAAATACAGATATTACAAAATTATTAGATAATATCAAGCAAATAATGGATTCAGCAAGAGATCCAGAATTTGATTTATATAAAGGTAAAACTAGAGAAGGAACCCCATTTTATGAATTATTTGATAAATTAAAACAACAAATTTATGGTGAGCCAAAAATAATTGAAAAAACTAGTAAAAAACAGGATACTCCATTACATGTAGAAAATAAATATTTATTTAATAGATTAATTAATTTGATTAAGCCTCATTCAAATTTATCAGAAAAAGCAAGCGAAGAAGTTAAAGAATTTTCATTTGATATTACACCAGAAATGAGAACAGAATGGAGTAAACGCTGTAGTAAAGAATTAATTGATGGTAAAATAACAACATTAAATCAAGTATTAGTACATTTTGTTGAAAATATAAGAAAAATTTTATTAGAAAGTTATTCAATAACTGATGATGATATTAAATTTTATAGTGAAAGACAAGATTTACCAGCAAAAAAATTTAATGAAAAAATAAAAAAATTTATTGAATTTTTGAAAACAGAACAAGTAGAAAGATTACAGCAAGACATGGTCATGATGTGTGATTTAACAAAAATAGATGACATAACATTAGAAAATTTAAAATACTATGTTGAAGGAGGATCAAGAAAAACTAGATCTTTTACATTAAAGAAAGGTAAAACACGATCACATAGCAGATTACGATCATTATCTAAACTTAAAACAATTCGTGCAAGATCATTAAATAAATCTAAACAACAAGAACAATTAAATAAATTATTAGAATCTATAATGTTAAAACAATTTGTTAATTTATCTAAAGAAAAATTTGAAACTATATTTTGTAAAAAATTTGTTTTTGATAAAGAAGATAGTTTTAGACTTGAAAAACAAGATGCATATGATAATGTAGTTGACGATTTAAGAGGAATGGATATATCAGATAAACCATATAGATTAGCTGTTAAAAGACGTCATGATGAAATAAAAAATAATAAACTATTTGATCCTACAAAAATATATAGTTTTGATGAAGAATTGGAGAAAAAAACAAATACAATAATACAAACGAAAAAATCAACAAAAAAATTAACAAAAAAATTAACAAAAAATAAACCGACAAGGATTACATCACGTCGTGTTATGAGGAGACCAAGAAAAACAACTATTAAATAAATTAATAAATAATTATTTAATTTTTAAAATTTAAAGATTAAATAATTATTTTATTGGATTATCATCTTGATATGGTTTTGGACCACAATAATTAAAAATAGGATTTCCTGTAATACTATTGTCACATTCGTATTCATTGTTAGGTTCACTATTATAGGAAAAAAAAGTAGATTGTTTAGATTCTAATGTACCATTATCAAATTGTAATGTGTCATTAACAGAATGAGTTTTGGGACCCATCATATTAGCCATTTGTTTTTCATAAAAACTATTAATAGATGTCATATATTGATTTATTATACTTACAGGTGCCATAGAAGATTGATTTAAATCAGGTAAATTTTTAAGTTGCATCTTTAAATCATTTTCGGTATTATAAAATCTAACATCATCACTTTCAAAAGTATTTAAAGAAGAATCACCAAAATAATTATTATCACTGAAATCATCTAATTGTGATTGGGTAAAAGTCATGTCATTTAATTGTTCTTGATCAACTATTTCTCCACTACAGCTATAAAATTCATTTTCATTAAGTAAATATCTATTAGTAATACTATCTGTAGGTATTTGTCCTGAAGTATTATAAACTTGATATTGATAACAAATATCAATTGCTGATGAAAGAGAAAAATCAGAATAAAGCTCTTGTTTATGGCTTTGTATAAGAGCTATTTCAGCTTCTGTCAAGTCATTTACATTAGTAGCTGTTAGATTAGACAAATCTACTATTATCACATCAAATCTTGTGGGATTATTATCTCTATTAAAAGAATTTATTGCCATATAATCTAAAATTTGTTGTGGGGTGTTATAATCATCTAAAAATACAATAGATTCTCCAGTGTATTCACGCTTAAATAACATGCCTTTTTTATTTTCAATAATATTAGATAAATAATTACTACATATACCAAGTGGTTTTATTTCAGACATATTATTTACTGCTTGTTTATATTGATTACTTTGTTTACCGCCACTGCTATTAGATAAATCATTTAAAATAGTATTTAATTTATTGCAATTTTTAGATATATCTTGACTAATAAAGAAATTTTGATAAATATTGGTATTGTTATTATAGAAATCACTACCACTACAACATAAATTAGAGTCTACATTATAACAATTTGGTTCCCATGGACAAAAAAGAAAACTTGCATCTAAAGTAAAATTTTGAGGTATTGTTGCACTGGTAGCGGCATCTTTTACTGTTTCAAAGCTAAAATCTGTAATTTCAATACAATCACCTCTAGAAGGATTCATTTTACAATCACTACAATCAGTTGGATCAAATCCTTCAATTAAATTATCAGATACAATTTTATATAAAAAATATGCAGCTAATCCAAGCAAAACAATTATTATAATAAATTTTAGTATAGATTTTATTGTATTTAATTTTATTTTCATTATTTTTATTATTATATATCTATAAAATAATAATAATAATTATTTATTTACTAAATTTGTATTAAATTGATTATTGACTAAAATAAACTGACAATTATAATATAAATCTTCTAAATTAGGTGAATTTAAATATGTACATGTACTTCTTAATCCACCCAAATAATTTTCAACAGTCGATTTTAACTCGCCTTTATATTTAATTTTTATTTCTCTACCTTCAGATGATCTATAATTTTTATTATTATTACTTGCATAATTATTTGTCATAGCATAACTTGAACTCATTCCATAGAAAAATTTAAATTTTTGTCCATCTTCTACTATTAGTTCTCCTGGATTTTCATCATGTCCTGCAAAAACACCGCCTAACATTACAAAATCAGCCCCTGCACCAAATGCTTTAGCTAAATCACCAGGACAAGTAATACCCCCATCTCCAATAATATAACTATCATTGTTATAAGCAGCATTACTACATTCTATAATACAACTTAATTGAGGCATTCCTACTCCAGTTTGAATTCTTGTAGTACATGCACTACCTCCTCCTATACCACATTTAACAATATCTATTCCACAATTAATCAAATCACAAACACCATCATATGTACAAACATTTCCTGCAATTAAAATATGATCAGGATATTTTTCACGTAATTTTAAACAAAAAGATTTTAAATTTTCAATATAACCATTTGCTATATCAATACAAATAAAACGACATTCAATATTATCAACTATATTACATAAATTATCATAATCTTTATCACTAATTCCAGTTGATATCATAAAAAAGTTTGGATTTAGATTTATGTTTGGATAAGAGATTTGAAAATTTTGAAAATCTTGTAAAGTATAAAATTTATGAAATGCAGTTATAATTTTAAATTTAGAAAGAATATTATAAACTTCAAAAGTTCCAGTAGTAGTCATATTAGCGGCAATAATAGGAATACCTGTCCAACTAGAATTTTTAAATTGTATTGTTTTTTCTAAATTTACTTGTGATCTGCTATTTAATTTAGATAAAACAGGTAACATCAAAACATCATTGAAATCAAAGTATTTTTCATTTGAAATAAATTTTTCTAAATAAACTTCATTATTCATATTATAATATTTATTTTTAGTGCTAATATTTAAATTATTTTAATAACATATATTAATAGTTTAAATGAGCCCAATATATTTTAAAGCAGGTGATTCAATTTTTGTAGACAACAATATAAACGATCAAAACTGTCCAGATAGAAGTAGTATTTCAATATCTGGTGTATTTACGATAGCAGAAGGTGAACAACTATATGATAACATGCCTACATGTGATAATGATTTTTTTACTAATGATCTAGGAGAACAAGGTAGAGGGTGTTGTAAAGCGGGTGTTATAGAGAATGATGATACTACAAAATGTAGTGATTATACAGGTAATGTTAATTATGATATGGGATTAAAAATTGTTGATCCAGCTTCAGATACTAAATATAATGTATGTTTATCTCTTCCATTTAGAGAAAAGCTACCAAATTTTAAAAATTTTTTTCAATTAATTCTTCAAATTTTAATAGCCCTTATTATTACAGCTATAATTGCTAGTTGTC